TCTAAATAATATTCTTGATGCTCTTGAGAGAACCACGGTGATTCCAATCGCCGTGCCACGTGAGATGTCACTTTATGACAATGTCAGACATCTGCCCCACGGTATAGGGCAAATACCCGGTGAGAGTTTCTTCTTAGAGAAGACAGAGTACGTCCCGCAGGACATGACTCTTACCGTTACCAATTTAAAAACCTGCGTCAATAGTATCGTTAAAGTCTTTGAAGACTTCGGTTTTAATAGTAAAAATTACGATACTACCCCTACAATCAATTATTTCTCCTGCCTGTGTAAGCAGATCAAGAAGCCAGACCCTTGGGTTGATGTTATCAAGCATCATTTGGCTGCCTGCTTTTCGCATTACTATGATTTGGAGAAACCACCTACAGTCTTGACTGGTGTCAGGACCGGTGTAATCCTACTCGGAAGAGCCCACAATTTTCTTAAAGCACTTGTTCGCAAACAAGGACTTTGTGGCAACTCCCCATCTCTTGCTGACAGCCTTATGGCTACCCTTCAAACGAAGGTTAAGAGGATGATGGTTCTACCTGGTGTAGACCGAGCCGATCTTGGTGAGCACGAAACAATACATAAAGTATTTGTGAAACCAGACGGAATACCTTTCGAACTTGGAGTGTTTGAATCAAGCACCGCCCCAATGGAGCAGCTGCCCGAAAGGGCCGAAGCCACTCTGCCTGTTCTGGAACCACGGAATCAAAAAGAATCCCGGTTCTTAGCTCGAGGCGCTGGACGGTATAACTTGGACGATTTAGTTAAACAATGTCGTCGTCGCACGCGTGAGGTATTTAATGGATTACGTTGGGATGGGAAGTCTATGTTTAAGATGTTTTTTCCTAGTACTAGTGCAAATTATGTTACTTCCCGATCCGGTGGTGGATGTGTACAAGCTATTTTCGAATGCCCTGAAACGCGGGCTATTTTGAAGCAATTTTGGACTCCTGAGCTCGGCTACGATAGCCTTGAGCAAATGTTAGACTTAGGTCTGGAGTCAAGAGAATCGAATGATTTAAATCTCGCTGTGAGTTATAACTCATATAAGGTTCAAATGGCCTTCTGCAAACTTTATTGCAAATGTTTGGACTATGCCCTAAGAGAGGATAATTTGGTGAACACGGTGCCCCTTCATGAGGCATTAAAAATTCGTGTGATAACCAGATCACCCCCTTTTAGGACTTTTGTCCTTAAAGCCGTTCAGAACCTTTTACATACCCATATGCGCAAACAGCGCGTTTTTCGTCTTATTGGCGAACCTCTAGATCGACATCATCTTGATGTCACCTTCACCCCTAAATGGATGAAGTATCTAGATACGGGGTATAAGTTTTTGAGTGGTGACTACAGCGATGCGACTAATTGCATTCATTCGACACTTTCTGAAGCGGTTGCTGATGAAATTACGGTGTTAATTGGCCTTTCGCCAAGTCTCGATAAGCTCCTTTTAGAGAGTCTTACAAGACACGTATATTATCAGCCCTATCGTAAGTGGCAACAAGAGGTGGGTCCTTTCCATCAAAAAAATGGACAGTTAATGGGTAGTGTTACATCATTCATAGTTTTGTGTGTGATTAATGCTGCTCTATGCGCATTCAGTTTTGAATGTGTTCAAGGACCCTGGGAGTTCTATACTTTGAAAGAACTTCCCCTCTTGGTAAATGGTGATGATTGTCTATTTCTGGCAAATCATAATGTCCTTCAATTGTGGAAGACATTGGGAACTTTATCGGGCCTTAAGCCTTCTGTAGGAAAGTTTTTCCTACACGATAAGATTCTCCAGATAAACTCAATGAATTTCTTGAGAGTTCCAGAATATGATACACAGTACATACCCTTTTCGAAGGTCGATGTGTTAAACCAATTACCAACACTCTGTAAGAGTGTATTTATGCGAATACCTGTTGTAAATCATTCTTTGATTTCAGGAAATCCTCGCAGTGTTGCCGATACTAAGGAACAACCTGATGCCTATAAGCTGGCTGACATTGGTCAGCGTTGCAAACAATTTGTTGCAGAGGCACCTTTAGAGTTGAAGAAAGTGTGTTATGATCGATTCTTCCGAGAGAATAGGGACCTGTTAGACCGATGCGGTCTTCCATG